CAGAAAATACCTTGAGTAGGCCCTGCGCTGCTGTGTTGCGCTTGGCAGTGTAGCTGACCAAATTAGCCAGGCGCACCACTGAGTCACGACGCTCAGCTGTGTCCAGGTAGTTTTCACGTGTGTTGAGGTCAGTACGAAAGGCCAGGGCCTGCCCCATGAACGCAATCACATCCAACAGCGCAATGTATTCACTAGATTCAATGTAGTCATTGAATGTTTCGGGATAGTACAGGCGCAAGTAATCCACGAAACTTTTGCGTAGAGTTTCAAAGTCATAGCTTTGAAAGTCTGCTTCGCGATAGGTTTGATAGATCTGTTTCCAGTCTTCAACTCCGAAAATTGCTGTTTGTCTTGTGGTTGTTGCCATTCTTGTGAGCCTCGTAGTTTATTTATCGAGACTAAAAACGGCTCAGTTATACATAGGTGGCGTTGCGTTGCTCTAGATCAAAAAATATAGAAAGACGCTCAGCATCTGTGCTGGGCACCACTTCTAATTCAATCTGAATCAGAATACCGTTACCTGACGGAAATGCTTGTGTGCTGTTGATAAAAATTCGAGGATCTTGGCCGGCCACACGCTGCACTTCTCGTTCAATTTCTCGTAGTACTAGTTCCAGTTGGGGTTCAAACAAAAAATCCCAAATCACAGTACCATAAGCTGGCTTGCCGGGCAACTGTCCTTGGCGTATGTTGAATCCATTCAAGAGATCACGCTTGATCAATTCAAATCCGGTCAGGGTAAATTTTTTGAACTGACCCTGTGTGTTAAATCCAATGAATGTTTGTGCCATATAGTTATTTATTAACCTTGATTGTCAGGCGGCCCTTGTCTCTTTTTGGCCAATTCGTTTACTCGATTCTTGGTCGCAATTGCATTATCTGCTAATTCTTCAATGCCTGACTGTATTCTTCTAAACACCAAAGCATATGCATTTTTAACTTCAATAGATGCAGTGTTAAATGTTTCAGTAAGAGCGGCGCGGCGTCTAATAATCAATGGTGCGGTGCCTAATGCTGTTCTTTGAGCATTGAGAGCTTCCCACTGAGCATCAGTAATAGTTTGCCGTGTTTCAAGGGCTGCTATATTTGAATTCAACGTGTCAAGTCCTTGAGTTGTTGATGCTATCAAATCAGTTAGCTCAGCAGAAAGACGTTTTATTTCTTCAGTTGCCAAGCTATCTGCAGCTGGATCAGGCGCAGGTGGACCATAGTTGGGTTCAGGTATCTTGGGGTTGCCAAGTACTCTGGTCACTGCAGCGTCAACTGTGTCTCGATCGACTGTGTTTGCGGCCGGCACTGGCACAATTTCAGCCTTGAACAGTTCTGGAATTTTTTCCACCAGTTCGGCTGCAAAAGCACCATCTCTTGTGTTGGTAAGGAATTTGTCTGCGAGGTCAGCATCAACACCAGGTATTTTTTTAAGAAATGCAGCAGCAGCCGCAGGGTCAATTGCTGAGTTCAATGCTGCACCTGCTGCGCCTGCTGGTCCCAATAGATCAACAGGAATACCGGATGCGTTGAGTGTGTCTAGGCCTTTTTTCATTAGGTCTTGCTGTATTAATCCTTGCTTGGGAAGATTATTCAAAAGGTCTTGAGCACTGTTGATGCTGTCTTTGCCAGTGAACGCAGCAGGACTTTTGAGAAGATTTGTCACAGTTGATTCTCCGTTTGTGACAAATTTAGCCATGCCTGGTTTTAATATTCCAGCTGATTCTAACTGTGCTGGAGAAAGTCCAAACTCTCCAAGCCCTTTGGCATCAGTTACAATAGTTCCTGTTTGATCCACTAGTTTTTTGGCCTGGGCCATTACGCTGGTAACATCTGCTGTTGTCAACGGTCCTATTGATGTCACTGCGGGTATTTGTTTTGCAAAATCAGTGATGTTAATTTCGTTGGTCAACGGAATACCGGCAATTGTTTGATTTATTGTACTGATAGCAGTGGCGGCTCCTCCAGTTACGATTGACGCTGCTCCTGATGCAGACACTGCGGCACCCACAGCACCAGTTAATCCTGCTGCTACTCCTGACAGACTTCCATTAATTGCTCCTCCTGCAGCTCCTAGTGCAGAGCTGACTGAGCCTATGGCCGCAGTGGCTCCTGGCACTCCTGCTCCCAATGCTCCAGTGATACTGGATTGTGCCTGGCTCAATAATGATTGTGCACTTGGTAATCCTTGCGCTGCTTGTGTAGCAGCACTGAGAGACATGCCTGGCTTTAGCCCAACCAAACTGCCAGTAGCGGCCTGTTTGTCAAATATGGCTTTGGCCTGGTCCAGGCTTAGGCCAGGAGGACCTTTGACTTCAAAAGGTTGGCCATTGGGTAGTGTAAAACTAAAAATTGCCATGTTATTTTGCCACAATTTCTACGCCGGCCGGAACTGGTTCTGCACCCGGTGGCGGTGTTGGTGCTCCAGATTCAAATGATTTTTCTACGTCCACGCCAAGGTTGTGATAGGGATATGGTTCGTGACTGGCCGCACGGCTGCAAACACTTTCCAGGTTGGCAATTTCTTTTTGCCAACCTTTACTGGTACTGAATTTTGTGTCATCCAATTTGGTCTTGACAATAGGATTGGGAGTTTTTACTGTAGGTGCTGCTGAACCATTGAGATCAATCAAGCCTGCTGTGTAAGTAAGACTCTGGCCCCCGTTCCAGCTGCCACCTTTGCTGTCCAGAGCCAAGGTGCCATCTGATTTTACACCTATTGTGGTTTTGCTGTACATGGTCAGTTCAGTCTGTGCCTGTATCACAAGAGTGGTTGCACTTTCAATTTCCATGGCTTCTTTGCTTTTCATTTTGAGATTGCGGCCAGCAAACATGTTGATATCACGATCAGCATGCAGGTTGATGTCACCATTGGTTCTCAAGTTGATGCTGTTGGTACTAAACACATCCACTGTGCCTTCCACACCAAACTCCAACCAGGTTTGTCCGTTGGCATGAATAATGTAGAAAAAATTGCCGGTATCACTCATGGTGATCTGATGACCTTTGGTGGTCCTCAATCGAATCATGGCGTTGTCGCCTTCTAGGTTACCGTCGTCCATCACAAGACTGTGACCACCCACACGTCCAATTACTCGAGCATCAGCAGGTTTTATTGATCCTTCACTGAGTTTCTTTCGTATGTCATTGGGTTTCATGCCACCCTGAAAAATAGGCAAGCCCGGAGTTGATATACCAAACACTGAACTGGGAGTTTCTCGCTGACTGCTGCTGGTAATAGTGCCGCGTTCAATATCGTCAATCAGGCCTTGTTGAAATAGTCCTTGTGCCACGTAGCTGTGCACAGGTTTTGAGCTGTCATAAAATCGAGGATTGTTAAAGATGGCTTCGTTGTTGATGTTGATTTCAGACACCGGCAAGCGAGTGGCTGTGGCAAAATAAGTTTCTTGATTTTTGTTATCAAAAGTAAAACTTGTGCTGGAAGCAGCGCCAGCTGGCACCTGACTGCCTAATCCGTCTTCAGGTATGACGCCAATGTAGTAGCCTTGACTGCGATCACCGTTGACAAATATACACACCACTGTGACACCAGTATCAGGAGGTGTAAACCACATGCCATAGCTGTTGGCATTTCCTGGATACTTGCCAATTTCGTTGTTGATACCTGTGGCAGTGTTGACCGGAGTAGAACCAAAAAATGACGGCATGTAGCTCACAGTGGTCCATTTGGATTCGTCCTGCATGGCATCTGGACCGCCATCAGCAAACGCTTCGATAAATACTCGCAGTCGGCCAGCACGGGTGGGATCCACCGAACTCATTACAATGCCAGTGAACGGACCAAATTCCGCAGGTACGCCGCCCCTGTCTAGTTTGTAGTTCTTGGGACGGCCTCTACTGCGCTGTACGTTTTCTGTCATTGATGTTCCTTAATAATCTTTAGCAATTTTTTGATTTGTAGGCACACTACTACTTACCGGAGCGCCGCTGGCCACCAATGGTTCGTACTCTTCAGCCAGCTCACGATTGGTTTGCTCAATAGCTCGACGGTTTACTTCACGACGTTGTTCTGCTGTTAGAGTGTTTTGTCCTGCTGCAGCAGATGGCAGTGTTGGCGGCCCTGAAGGTAGATTGACCGGCACATTGGATACTGAGCCTCCTGTGCCACTGGTAGGTGCACCCGGAGGTGGAGCATTTTGAATATTAAATGTGCCAGCGCCTAATTGTTGAGATTGCACACCTGATCCACCAGGTGTGGCAAAAGTTCCACTGCCAAGTTCGCCAGGTGGCGGTGCTCGTCGTGAATTTGATGCTGATTGTGCGCCTAGTATGGCTGCTTTGCCTCCGTCGCCGCGATCCAGGCGACGAGGATCAATTTCATTAAAACCAGCAGATCCACGTCCGCCACCTGACTCTGGTGCGACTCGGTTGAATCCGCGACCCTGACGAGGGTCGTCTCTGGTTCCAAATCTTGGATCAGTAGCACGAGATTGATCAGCAGTTGAATTTGCTGCTGCTGCTGCTGCAGGATTAGCAGTATTGGTTTTCTTAGGAGTTGGAAATTGATAAAGTACTCCGTCTAGAGTTTGTTCAAACCTTCCTTTGTTGAACTCGCTGACCACTCCTTTGCACACATACACTCGACTCTGTAGTGCTGTTCGATTGTTGTATTTTTTTTGTGTCTGGCTGTAGGGATCGGCTAGGCCTGTGTCAAGATCATAATCTTCAGGACGCTGCCAGGCAACTTCATACAGTATATCTTGATTGTCAAATGCAATGCTGCCATCAGGTAAAAATCCTGAACTCAAACTTTCCCCGCTGAAATATTCATCTGTTGGTTTTCTAAAATCAGTGCCTTGCATGATCCAGGCAGGATCTCCAACTATTTTTATTTTGCTGTTGGCCAGTTCGGTTGTAGAGTACAACACTTCAGCAGCATTGGCTCCCAGTTCGTTTTGTTTGCCTGATGCTCCTGAACTGGATTCTGTACTGCGAGGAGCATAATTGTAGGTTATGATTTCAGCCATGCTGGATGTTGAGTTTTGCCGAATTTTAGAAATTGCGCTAGCTTCTGTTTCGCTGCCACTCACGGTCAACTGATACAGATGATTCATATTTTCTTGATATTCCAACACCGCTGTGTTTTGACCGGTAAACCAGTACGGATAACTTTTGTGAACTCCAGAAAATCTACTGACTGGAAAATATTTACTGGTTACATTTTTTACTTCTCTAGCAGCAATACTATAGGTGATACGGTAGGCCCTGTCATTTCTTTTGGGGTCTAAATCGCTGATGGCTTCTGCGGTCATGGTGATCACAAACCACTTCAGAGGTTGATTACGAGAGTTAGGATTGGGCACTTGTGAACCATCAGCATTGATGATCACTGCTGCTTGATCATAGATATAACTGCTGTTACGTATGGACAGTTCAATTGCCTGCAACAGTTGTTGACCAGCAGTAATACTGAAACTTCTGGATATCATGTCCACAGAAGTTTTGGCCTGGTCTAGAGACTGTGGGTCTTGAGTTGATGCTTTGCCAGCGGCTGTGAGCCGCTTTACTACTTTGGTATTGGGCAACTGCAATTTAGCATCGCGAATCTTGTTGGCATCTGGCCCAATAAATTCTATCACGTACTCGTCAGCATAGGTAAACACCCCGTCTTTGACCAGTTTGGCCTGGAATTCATTCATGGCTCCTGCCAGGCCTTTGGTAATAGTTGTTTTATTTGTTGGAGCAGCATTGGCCTTGGACGGAGCAGGGGCGGGCGCTGGACTGGCGCGGTTAAATCCTCGACCTTGTCTAACATCATCGCGTGTGCCAAATGTTGTGGCTGCTCCTGGGTTGGTTGCAGTAGTAGTGGTGTTGGAATATTTAACATCTCCTCCCAGCAGTCCTCCCACGGTGCTGTCTGTCAGTTGCACGTCGTAGGGAATGGTACCTCGTGATGAATAGCCACCTATTCGTTGTCCTACCGGCCCACATACCCATTCGTAACTGACCAGCTTGGTGCCTACGCTCCATTTGATTTCTTTAATTCTAAAAGGAAAAAATTTCTCAACTATAGCTGAGGGATCACTGGTGCCTTCCTGGTCGGGCTTGCTGCGCACCTGTTCAAGATTGCCTTGTGAATCGTAGCCATAAAATCGCAAGACCATGAGAAAAGTAGCCACACTGTAATTGACCTTGCCAGTGACATCTTGAGGCGCTGAGTTGGCCACTGCATCTCTCAAGCGATCTATCAAGGTGATACCGTTGGGTTCAATCACAGTGAATTTCATATTGGTAATGGCATGAGCTGCTCCTGTTCCTTTGCCTGGCGGAAGATTTTCAATAGAAATACTGTCAATGTAAAAGTCATTGTCAAAGAAAGGGTTGCGGCCACCATCGGGTCCGGCGTAGGCAGCATCTCCACCAAACTCACTGTTGCCTACACCAAATCCTGCGTCGATGTTGTTGGGCGGTCGAATGCCTCCCACGTTGTTGGCAGCTCCGCCACTTTGAAACAACAACTGATAACCGTCAATGCTTTTGTTCATGCTGGTCAACAGTTTTGAATACTGTGTTTCGGTCATTAGATATACAGATGCCGAGTATGTGTAGCTGGCGTATTGATCCAGCACATTGGGTCTGGGCTTGACATTGGGACCTGTTTGTTCTTCAGCATTGACTGCAGTCTGCGGTGAACCTGCAGGAGTATTGTCGTCGGATTGAGATGCTGTACCAGGTTTGACCACAGCAGCCGCAGCCTCGGCTTCGCCTGCTGTGCCTTCGGCTCCAGCACCAACTGCTGGTGCTCGTAATGCTTGACCGCTGTTGCTGTCTGTGTTGATGGCCTGTGTTTGCTCAACAGGTTTTACTGGTGCGTCAGTGCCAGAAGTGGTGCCTTGAGAATTTTGTTGGGTGGGAACAACTTCAGCGTTGGTTGGTGCTGTGTTGGGTGGCACATCTGTGACTCGTCCATTGGGTCCAACTTTTTGCTCAGGTTGTGCAGTAGGGCCCGACGGAGCATCATCTTTGACAGTTTCCGCTGCTGTAGCTGGCGGGGCTGGTTGCGGCGTAGATGCATTTGTTTGTTGCGCTTCTAGTCCTGCAATTTCTCGGCGTAGTGTTGCTGCTTCGTCTTGGTATTGACTTTGCAAATCTGCAATCTGGTTATCAATGGCATTTTCTTGAGCTCGTAAAACAGCCGCACCTGCTGTGTCGCCGCCGGCAAACAACTTTCGTCGTTGTTGTTGTATACTTTCTTGTTCTCGTGTTAGTGCTGCCACCTTGACCTGGTTGGCGTCTATCAAACGTTCTAGGCTAGCTAATCTAGCCTGTAGTTCTGCAACTGTAGCCATATGTTAGAATCCCAGTGCTGATCGCAAGGTAGCAATTTTAGGTAAAAATATCTGTGTTCCCACCGCAAAATCCAACACAGGTGTTGTGAGTGTGTTGGGATTGCGTTGATAAAACACCCACCACAAAGCGCCAGTGCCGTACAGGTCAAATGCCAAAAGATCAGGGCGATATTGATATGTGAGATTTATCACAAAAGAAATGTCATCGTCTTCTCGAGGTATGGGTCGATTGACCATACTGTCCAAGAAAAACTGACTGTACCCTGTTTCAAAGTAGGGACTTGTTGCGTCATACTGTGCCATTACCAGAATCCTCCTTTGATTAGGTCACCATTGGCAAACCCTTTGAGACTGAACTGCTTGCTGACCTGGCTGCGTGTTTGCACAGGTATTAATGTGATGTCAATATCCATTTTGGTAGGTACATAATTGGCCAGTTGTTGGTTGTTTACACTGGCCACCACAGGGTCAGGGGCAGGTTTTGTTGCTGGAAAAAATCTTTCTAGGCCGGCATTTAAAATACGATTACCTGTGGCTCCAAGACCAGCTGCTCCTGCTGCTTTGCCAGGAGTACGACGACTCAGTAGATCTGTTCCGTAGTTGTTGACACTGCTAGCACGTATATAGTCCACGCCGTCAGGCAGGTTGTATTGAAATGAGGTAACCACACACGGGTGTCCATAAAATTGATTCATTCCAAATCCGCTGAGATACACCAGAGGTGGTGGCGAACCTCGTTGTTCGTCTTTGCCGTAGAACATCTTGGTCACGCTGCGAAAAAAGTGAATCACTGCCAGCAGGTAGTCAGCTTCGCGAGTGTCTTGTGCAGTGAATATGCCTTTAATATTTAGATCGTCCACTCGGCTGTTCTTGTAGTACACGCCTCGATAGTTTGAGTGCACAAGATCATACTGCTCGTAGTTGGCCCGGTACGTGGTGTTGATTTGGGGTGTGTAGGGAAATATCACACCATTGGTTGATGCTAGTGGGCCTAGTATTCCTGGAGGACTGGCATTGTACAGATAGTTGGACGTGGGTGCCAACTGCAGTCGCAGTCGCCAATCTGCACTGCCTTGTTTTTTGTACACACTGTTGAGTGTGGCCTGATTGATAGCACTTGCTTGTGCAGCTTTTTGTTGTCGTGCAAGTATTTCTTCGTCAGACAGACTGCCGGCGCCAGGATCGGCTTCAGCCGGAGAACCACCTGTGGGTTGAGGTACTGGGCGAGGCTCAAACACTCTAGGCCCAGGATCAGCTTCGGCTGGAGAACCACCTGTGGGTTGAGTAACTGCCGCAGGTGAGGCAGTGCCAGCGCCTGGATCAGCTTCGGCTGGAGAACCACCTGTGGGTTGAGTAACTGCCGCAGGTGAGGCAGTGCCAGGCCCAGGATCAGCTTCGGCTGGAGAACCACCTGTGGGTTCAGCTACCGGGGCGGCTACTCGAGCCGTGGATGCGTTGGCTGGCGAAGTAGTGGTGGCCAGTTGAGCTTCGTTTTGGTTTGATAAATTTTCATCTTGATTAGGGTTCACTGCAGAATTGACACTGCTGGTGCCCGTGACAACTGTTTGTGTGGTAGTGCTTGTGTTTGGCACTACTGTAACTGTTGGCGGTGTGTCTGCTTTGAGCTCAGTTTGACCGTTTACTAGTCTTTGTCTTTGATCATCGAGTTCAGATTGTTTTTCTATTCTGGCTTGATTTTCTTCCGGAGTCAGCGCCGGAAGTCCCTCTCTTAGTCTCTGAACTGGACCAGGATTTGCTTTCTGAAATGCGTCAATTTCTGCTTGTTTGGCATTGATTGCAGGTTGCAGAGCCTCACTTCCAGCTGTGGATACTTTTGGTCCTGAGATAGTTGTTCTTGTTCCACCGCCACTCACAGCTTCTGTGCTGGTAGTAGTATAGTTGGTTTGCGTTACTGTGCCGCCTGGCGGTGTTTTTTCGTTGATTGCAACGTCAGATCGTTCAAACAGTTCGTCTTCGTCGTCATCTTCTGCACGATCGGCCAGCCGCGAGGCCTTGGCCTCGGCTCTTCTTGCCTGTAACGCATCAAAGGCCTGTTGTTCAGTTTTGCCCGATGCTATGTCCTTGTTATACAAGGAAGCTTGTGTACCATCAACAGCTGGACCCATTTTGCCACGATTTGGATTGTAGTCGGCGTCTTTAGGATTGTTGCTGCCAACCTCATTCGTTCTGTAAAAATCGTCTTCTGCTTCTGAAATGCCCGCTTGACGGGCTGCTTGCTCTTCGCCCAGGCCTTGTTGTATCAGCTTGTTGTATGCTGCTGCTTTTTTTGGATTGTACCCTGCCATGATTATTTTCCTATACTGTATTTACCCAAAAAATAAACCACACAGTTTATAAAAAGGTTGACAACTGTTGCGAAAGTGCTACAATAAGTATACATTAGGAGATTCCGACAACCATGTCTTTACTACCCAAAGCAGCTCCCCGCGTTAACTATCTCAACAACAGAGATATCCTCAAAGAAATACATGCCAGCAAAAATACCTACTGCTGGTACCAAGACCGTGATCTAGATCACCAATACGATATTATTCTGCCCAGTGCAGACCGGATCAATCAGCGTACCATTGTTGAAGCACGTAAAACTCGTGCTGACCGTATCAAACGCGAAACTGGCAACGTAATTGATCAAAAGAAAATTCCCAACACAGATCTTGTGTTTCGAATCACCACCTGGGATCATATTCCCATGGCTCCCAAAAAGATCACCAAGGCCGAAGCCAAAAAACGTCGACTGGAAGAAATTCTGGATCTAGATGATGCACAAGAAGATGATCCACTAGCAGACCTACTCGACGAACCTGTACTGGACATGAATCATGTGCGACTGAACTTTCCTCCATTTGAACACTATCGATTGGATGACAACAAGACGCCATTTATTGTGGGTCGCAGTCACTGGCGGGGTGACTTGGCAACAGGCGAGTTTTGCCGCGAACATGGCGCTATGACTCGCAAACTGGCCACCATGTTCATGAAGCTGTGCGAACGCTATGCCACAAGATCAAACTGGCGCGGTTATACCTACAACGAAGAAATGCGTGGCCAGGCCTTGCTGCAACTCAGCCAAATTGGCCTGCAGTTTGACGAATCAAAATCGCAGAACCCATTTGCCTACTACACCGCTGCCATCACCAACAGCTTTACTCGAATACTCAACATTGAGAAAAAGAATCAAAACATACGTGATGACATCCTGGAGATCAATGGCTTAAATCCTTCATGGACTCGGCAAAACTCCGGGAGCAAGAGCATGGCAGCCTTGTCCGGACCGGTTGTGAGCAGCCTGGATAGTGTAGTAAACTCACTAGATGAGTAATCTTTTTAAAAAGGCTGCAGTATTCACTGACATCCACTTTGGTCTTAAATCCAATAGCACGTTACACAACGAAGACTGTTTAGATTTTGTAAAATGGGCCACTGCCAAGGCACAGGAACAAGGTTGTGAAACCTGCTTGTTCCTGGGAGACTGGCACAATCATCGTGCCAGTATCAACATTGTGACCTTGAACTACAGCCTGCAGGCCCTGGAGCACATGAACAACAATTTTGAACATGTGTATTTTATTCCGGGCAATCACGACCTGTACTATCGAGACAAACGTGATATTCAAAGTGTGGAGTTTGCCAAACACTTGCCTCGTATTACGATCTGCAATGATTGGTTTGCCAAAGACCATGTGACCATTGCTCCTTGGCTGTGCGGCAACGATTACAAACGCTTGCCTGCCATGACTGGCAAGTACTTGTTTGGGCACTTTGAACTGCCGGGATACCTTATGAATGCCATGGTGGCCATGCCCGATCATGGCGATATCCGGCGTGAAGACCTGTCGGGCTTTGATCATGTGTTTACTGGACACTTTCACAAGCGACAGACCAAAAAGAACATCACCTATATTGGCAACTGTTTCCCCCACAACTTTGCTGATGTCGGCGACGATGACCGTGGCATGATGATCCTGGAATGGGGTCAGGAACCTGAGTACCATGCCTGGCCCGATCAACCCACCTATCGTGTGTACAGCCTGGGCAACTTGATTGACAATGCTGCTGTGTTGTTGCGTCCCAAGATGCATGTGAAAGTGGAACTGGACATTGACATCTCTTACGAAGAAGCCAACTTTATCAAAGAAACGTTTATCAAGCAGTATAACTTGCGTGAAATGAGCCTGATTCCTTCCAAACGCAGTGATGTTGGCAAGGATGCTGCACCCGGAGAAGTCAAATTTGAGTCAGTGGATCAAATTGTAACTGATCAGATTACCAACATTGAGTCAGAATTCTATGACTCAAAGCTACTGTTGCAAATCTATCAAAATCTATGATCTATTGTGTGTGGTATCCATCAGGCGGATTTGGCCATTTTTTGAATGGCGTGCTGACGCTATATGGAGAAAATTTTGTACGCCCTCAAGGTACCTTGAATTTTTCACCCAATGGTAATAGTCACAATCTTGATGTTGTTGTTCCAAAATATTTTCATAATCATTGGCCACACGAGTTTGAATTTGATAAAAATAAAAATTACTCTGTGCTAATAGATAACGGTATAAACAACGAAAGTGAAGCCTTTAAGACTACTTTTCCAAACGCCACTGTGATTAAAATTTGTTATACTGATCACAGCTGGCCGGTTGTTGCTCGTACAATGATCGACAAGGCCATGGAAAGTACTATTGAATTAGAATTACCAACCGACGAGTGGGACGTTGATGAGCCATTTTCTAGACGAGAAAAATATTTTTTGTTCTTGAGAGATCACCAATTAAAAAATGCCTGGCGGCCTCAAGACAAAAATTTTATAAATGTCGAACACTTGTTTGACTACAACAATTTTTATAGCAGGTTGAATAAATTTGTAGAGATAGCGTGCTTTAGAGACATTTGGCATCAATGGCGAACAGCCAATTCTGAATACATTGATACAGTTGAAACAGCCAACGTGGCCATGCAACATATCAAAAACAAACAAACATTCAATCTGCGTCAGATCACTGATGTCTGGGATCAGGCAGTGATTTACTATTACTTTTGGCTTGAGTTTGGTGTCGAAGTTCCGCACAATGACTTTGCAAACTGGATAGACTCCACTGATCAGCTTCGAGCACTATTATGAATAAACCAAACATCTTGTTAAGAGATGACAATTTTTTATCCCGTCAAGAGATTGAATTTTATCAGTCTCTAATGCCTAACGGTTGGACCCCGGGGCCGTCGATACAAGACATTAAATACTTTTCAAAGGATCTGTACCAGCACTATCAGTGGAACGGTGACTGGGATTCTCCACAGTGGTTGGATTCTACACCACCAGAATGGGAAACTTTGTATGACAAAATTGCCAAACTTCTACCCAAACACTATGTACACTGGATTGATCTAAAGATAACCCCACCGTTATCAACTGGTACTCCTGTGCATCGAGACAAAGATCCTTGGATATCCGGGGGAGACGCCACTAGATTTTCTCGTGCAATTAGTGTATTATGTAATATTAATCATGTGTGGGATCCGTTATGGGGAGGAGAGTTTGTTCTGCATGTTGAACAAAACAATCAGATAACAGAGCACAGCAAGATACCTATTTGTCCTGGACAACTACTGATCATAGAAAATTGTTATCACAGCATTGCACCAATTGTTGCACACGACCGTAGCAGACTTACTTTTATTTTACATGTTTTGGAATATCGATGATCCATATTAAAAAACTGTCAGTACGCAACTTCATGAGTGTGGGCAATGCCACACAAGGCATTGACTTTGATCGTAGAGATCTTACCCTGGTACTGGGTGAGAACCTGGACCTGGGCGGCGATGGCTCACGCAACGGCACAGGCAAAACCACTATTATCAATGCCTTGAGCTATGCCTTGTACGGCAATGCTCTTTCAAACATTCGCAAGGACAACCTTGTGAACAAGACCAACAGCAAGGGCATGCTGGTGGGTCTGGAGTTTTCAGCAGGCGGACAGGACTACAGAATTGAACGTGGTCGCAAGCCCAATGTGCTGAAATTCTATGTCAACAACGAAGACAAGAGTTCCAGAGACGATGCGCAAGGCGACAGTCGTGAAACACAAGAAGACATTGAACGACTGTTGGGCATGAGCCACGACATGTTCAAGCACATCTTGGCGCTGAACACCTATACCGAACCGTTCTTGAGTTTGAAAGCCAATGATCAACGCACCATAATTGAGCAGTTGCTGGGCATTACTTTGTTGAGCGAACGTGCAGATCGTATTCGCGAAATCAACCGTGAAACCAAAGATGCTATCACTCAGGAAGAAATGCGTATACGTGCCTTACAAGAAGCCAACAAACGCATTCAAGAACAAGTAGAAAGTCTCAAACGCAGACAAGTGCTGTGGCAACAGAAATACAACAGCGATCTTGCGTATCTTGTGGCGCAGTACGACAATCTGGTGGTGGTGGATATTGAATCTGAACTACGTGCTCATCACGCCCTGGCCACCTGGACAGAGCGTAAAAAACAAGCAGATGCTCGAGTAAAGATGTTGGCATTTCAAACTGCGTGGCAACAAACACAAAACAAAGACATTTTGGAACTGCAGGCCAGTTACAATGGTCTCAGTCACATCAACATTGAAGCAGAACTACAAACACATACTGATTTGGCTGAGTACTTGACCAACACACGATTGCTGGAAGAACGTGATCGCGAAGTAGCTAGACTGGGTCGCGAGATTGATCGCGAGACTGGCCTAGTTGAAAAACTCCGAACTGAGATTGCTACGCTGGAAGATCATCGGTGCTATGCATGCGGTCAGGAGTTTCATGATGACCAGCATGCTACTGTGTTGGCACAAAAACAGGCCATGCTGGCCGAAGCCGAGTCCTCTGTGTTGGCCAAAACTGCAGAGTGGACACAACTACGTGCCCAACAGATTTTTGTAGCAGTGAAAAAGCCAGTCACACACTACCGTACTGAAGCTGAGGCCATTCGTCATTCCAGCGAACTAGAAAATATTCAGCAAAAGATTCAGGCCAAGCAGGCTGAAACAGATCCCTATGCTGAACACTTGGCAGACAACACCGCTGAGGATCCTGGTGCAGCACCGGTCACACACTACGACACTGAGGCCAAAGCAGTCAAGCACTCTACCATGGTCACTAGCCTGCTGCAACAGATCACCACCAAACATGCGGAAACTGATCCTTATGCTGAACAAATTGTGGACATGCAACAGTCTGCCATGCAACAGATTGTGTATGATCAACTCAACCACTTGGTTAGAGTACAGGACCACCAGGAGTTCTTGCTCAAGCTTTTGACTAGCAAAGATTCGTTTATTCGCAAAAAAATCATTGATCAGAACTTGAGTTATCTCAACAGCAGACTCACACACTACCTGGATCGTATTGGATTGCCGCACACTGTGACGTTTCAAAACGATCTCACTGTGTTGATTGAAGAACTGGGTCGAGAACTAGACTTTGACAATCTCAGCCGTGGCGAACGCAACCGATTGATCCTCAGCATGAGCTGGGCGTTTCGTGATGTGTTTGAAAGCTTGTACCAGCCTATCAACCTGTTGTTCATTGACGAGCTGATTGATTCAGGTCTGGACACAGCAGGTATGGAAAGCTCATTGGCCATTCTCAAACAAATGAGTCGCGAACGTCACAAGAGTGTGTGGCTTGTGAGTCACCGCGATGAACTAGCAGGACGTGTGGAAAATATTTTGAGAGTGGTCAAAGAAAACGGCTTTACCAGCTACAACACCGATGTTGACCTTGCGTGATATACAAGTGCTGCATCTTGAGCCCACTGATGTGTGCCAGGCAGCCTGTCCACTGTGCTGGAGAGAAACTGACAAAAATTTTAACAAAAATTTATATCATCATTTGACAGTTGCACAAATTCTTGATGTGTTTGATCAAGCAAAAATAAAAAATCTTCACAAGATGTTCATGTGCGGCAACTATGGCGATCCAGCAGCTGGAAAATTTACATTGGATATCTATCAGGAATTTAGAAAAATCAATCCTGATATCACGTTGGGGATGAACACCAATGGTGCACTACAGAATCCATCCTGGTGGCAGCAGTTAGCATCAATTTTGAATCGGCCAACGGACTATGTTGTTTTTAGCATAGACGGTCTTGAAGATACCAACCATGTCTATAGAAAAAATGTATCCTGGAAAAAGCTATTGAACAATGCTTCGGCTTTTGTTGGTGCAGGCGGCTCAGCACACTGGGACATGTTGGTATACCAGCACAACGAACATCAGGTTGATTTTTGTAGAAATCTAGCCAAAGACATGGGCTTTACCTGGTTTCGTGCAAAAGTAAGCAAGCGGCCATTTATTGACAATTTGGCACCTCCGTTGACTTTGAAGTCCTTTGACACAGTGCAGGGCAACACAATCAAATGTCATGCGTTGGTAGACAAAAGTTTGTACATTGATGCACGGGGTATTGTTAAACCCTGCTGCTGGCTTGGCAATTACAACACAGAAATTAAAGATATTGACGAAGTTGCGGTCACGTGGCACACTGCTAATCCTTACAAAGTGTGCAAGCAATCATGCTCGGTGGCCAATGAAAAAACAGTATTTGAACATCAATGGAGAATTGAAGAACAATTTTAGTAATCAACCCAGTAAAATCATCATCCGCAGGCAACATAGATAACTACAACACAAAGGCAACACTGCAAACTCACACATGACTTGGTATTATCAAAACACTCTAGTCGAGACATTACCTGAAGAATGTGTGGGATTTGTATACTTAATCACCAATAATCTATCTGGACGCAAGTACATAGGCAAAAAATTAGCAAAATTTAGTCGGACAACTCAAAAGACAGTCAAGCAAAAAAACGGCATCAAAAAGAAAAAGAAAGTTCGCAGCAAGGTCGATTCAGACTGGCGCGAGTACTACGGTTCTAGCCCGGAACTTTCTCGAGACATTGAACAATTAGGCACCGAAAACTTTACCAGACAAATACTTTACTTTTGCAAAAGCAAGGCAGAATGCAGCTATG